GGTGGAGGTTCTGGAAGTCTCGGCGGTGGTGGCGGTGGCGGCGGTCATGGCAATCATGGACAAACTTTTAATGGTGGTGGCGGTGGTTCAGGAACAGTTATTCTAAGCAGCACATCTGTAGCCTCAGCAACATCAGGTTCGGTAGCAGCATCAACAAGTGGTGGCAATCAGATATATACATTTACTGGTGCAGGAACGATTACATACTAATGGCACACTTTGCAAAAATAGCAGATGACAATACAGTAGAACAAGTTATTGTTATTGGAAATGAAATTACAGACCCTGAATCTACAGGTACAGATACAGAACAACTTGGTTTAGATTTTATAGCTAATGTTTTAAAACTAGAAGGCACATGGGTTCAAACATCTTATAACAGCAATATAAGAGGTAACTTTGCATTCATTGGTGGAACTTATGATAGCTCTCTTGATAAATTTCAAGAACCAAAACCATTTGATAGTTGGACTTGGGATGATACAAAGAATGAATATGTAGCTCCATTACCTCATCCATTAGCAGACATAGACCCAGATGATGCAGCAGCACAACCTGATTATATTACAAGTAAACCTGCTGATGAAATATGGATACATAGATGGAATGAAACAGCATATCAAGCAGACAACACAACAGGTTGGGAATTTGTTCAATGGACACAAGCTGATGAAGATGCTTTACAAGGACAAGATTTAGGCGATTAGCTACAATAGGTGGAGAATGAAAATAATATTTACTTCTGATGTAGTTGGACACAGAGACATAAAAGAATTTCAACCACAACCTGCAAAAAATTATATCCCTGAATGGTATAAAAATATGCCTTCAGATGTAGAGTATGAAACAAATTACACAAAAATACCTAACTTTAGAACAGCAAAGTTATGTCCTAACTTCTTAGATATATTTACAGAAGGGTTTGTTTTACCTGCACCCTGTGATATATGGTTAAGTGTTGATGGTGATGGTGTAAATGATTGGGCTTGGAAAACATCTAATGAAGCCTTTGATATATCAATTCATGGACAAGGACAGCTTAATAATTTTTTACCTAACCCTGTAATAAAACAAATATTTAAATTAAATTATCCTTACAGAATAATTGTTCCTAAAGGTTATAGTATAAGACAATTACCACTGTTTTATGAATACAATCCTGATTGGCATGTAGCTTATGGTGTTCTAAAAGCAGATGTAGTAAATGAAGTTAATTTACAAATTTGCTATACAAGTAACAAGAAAGAAATACTTATTAAAGCAGGTGAACCTTTATGTTATTATGTTCCATTTAAAAGAGAAGATTATGAATTAGTCATAGATAATAACTATGATAAGTATAAACCACAGATAGAAGGCAGTATGCACAGAGCATTATCTAAATTTAAAAATGGTTATAGAAGATTTAACAAATGATAGATGTAAAGTTTCAAACACCTATAAAAGGATTACTTAATTCAGAAGTAACTGTACAACCTGCTAAAAATTTTATACCTGAGATATGGAAAAATACACCTGCTGCTGCAGATATAGAACATAATCCATTAGACCCTTACAAACATACTGGTCCTAACAGTGAAACAAGAACAGCAAAGTTATGCCCATCTTTTGTAGATGTTTTTAATACTGGATATGTAATACCTGCACCATGTGATTTACAATTAATGTATAACAAAGATAATGGTGACTGGAGATTTGAAACAGGGATACCTGGAATAGAAATAGTAATACATGGTCGTGACCAGTTTTTAAGTTATGGCGATTCTAATTTTGATTTTGTTTTTAAATTAGATAACACCTGGGAGTGTATTACTCCTGATGGATACTCAATAATGCAGATACCAATGTTATGGCACAACAATCCTGATTGGGAAGTGGCTTATGGAATAATACACACTGACCAATATCATTTAATTAATCCACAAATTATGTTAAAGAATGGTGTAAAAGATGTATTTATTGCACAAGGCACACCATTATGTTATATAGTTCCTTATAAAAGAGAAGAGTATAATTTAGTTTTACAAGAATGGGATGAAGAACTTTCCGCCAGAGGTTATGTAAATAATCTTGGTTCATTTAAAAATGGATATAGGAAACTGTTTAGGAAGCGTAATGCTAAACAAAAAGATTAAATTTGTAGCTATAAATAAACGATATTCTAAAATACAACCTGCACCTAAACCTGCTTATCTCTATAAGCCATCTTGGTATTCTATGTCACCTGTTTATATGAGTGATGGAACACCTGATAAAAAACTTATGATGACAGATGAAGGAAAGAACATGACATTTAAAAAGTGTTTACCTTTCATTGATACTATGAAAGCAGGTTATATTGTAGAGCTACGCAAAGATATGATTGTTCAACACAACAAAGACAATGTATTTGATTTGCAGTGGAATAGTGATGAGCTGTTATTTACAATACACAACACAAGTACAAATATAATAGAACCACCTACTGGATACAATAGTCAAGTTGTTAATTACATTTGGAATACAATAATTAAAACACCTAAAGGTTACAGTTGTTTAATTACACAACCTTTTGGTTGGCATGATACACCTCTTAGAATGATACCTGCCATAGTAGATACAGATAAAGAAGTATTAAACTTTCATTTTCCTATGTGGTTGAAAGAAGATTTTACAGGCATTATAACTAAAGGAACACCTTTAGCACAGATAATACCATTTCAAAGAGAGTCTTGGTCTATGGAGACAGAGTATCTACAGGATGGTGAGCTAGATGTTTTAGCTGAAAATGGTTTTAATGCTACTATGCAAAATCATTATCGTGATACAAGTTGGTCTAAGAAAAGATTTAAGTAATGGTGTATCCTAAATTAAAAAAAACTAAAGCAGGATATTTTTATATACCTAACGATTTTATGCACCCTTCATTACAACAAGAGTTAAAAAAAATAAATAACAATGTTTATGGTTGTCCATCTATTGGTGGATTAAACAATAGACTTTTTACTTTGCCTGGAATATTAAGTGTACAAATAGAATTTGGTATAAACAAAGAAGGACCATATTACAACTATATGTTAGATGAAAAAGTTCATAGTACATCTGATGATATGCACACATTGATGGGTGATATGTTATCTGTTAGAGCTACTGATGATGGAAGAGCTGTACTGCAACAAACAATAAGTATGATATTTGTAACTGATGATAAAGATTTAGAAATGTCTTTAATGAACCCACTAAATAATGTAGACAAATCTAATTGTTCTGCTGTTATAGGTTCTTTCTATCCTTATGCTTGGTTAAGACCAATTAATCTTGCATGGGTACAGGATGATATAAATAAACCTGCAACAATTAATTTAGTAAAAGGTAATCCATGTAATACAATATTTTTTAATAAACCTATAGACTTAAAAGAAATAGAACCAACAGAAGATATTCTAAAATATATGTCTTACTCAACTGCTAGTATAAATTTTCATAGAAATATTCGTACGATATTTGAAGGTATAAAAAGGAAACGACCAAAGCGTATGCTATAATCTTTTGATGGATTATTTAATCGGATTTATATTTGGATACTTTTTGAAAAACTTTTATGTTTGGTTAGATGACCTCGTATCACCAAAAGTACCTGATAATTACAATGAAGAAGATTGGGATTGGATAAAATGAGTAGTGGAAATGGTTATACAAATAAGGAACTTTTAAACATAATTATAGAGACACAAGAGAAAACAAACGAGAGAATAGATTTACTTCACGAGAAAGTAAACAGTAAAATTTCACGACAAGAATTAAGCGGTTGGCTTGTAGCAGGGTCTGCATTGGTGGTGTTGGTCAACGCCCTAATGTAGGAGGTAATATGTGCTGCGGTCAAGGCTGTTGCAATGGTGGTTAGTAATATCTTTAGTCATGCTACCGCTAACAGCGTTAGCTAACGAAGAAGATAATACAACAACGACAACAACAACAACTACTACTATACCTGGAGAGGTAGAAGAAATAGAGACATTTGATGGTCCTGATGAAACAACTACGACCACAACTGTTCCTAATAATACAGACACAACTACAACAACAACTACTACTACAACTGTGCCTGATACATACGAACAAACTACAGATATAGTTTTACCTGAAGATGAATTAGATAGTCAAGGTAATGAAGTAGATAACAATATACAAATAGATGACCAACACAGTAATGGTAATTGGCAGTGCTGTGGAATGACTGACTATCACATGAATTTACATTATCAAAGACATGGCGATAGTAGTAATGATTACATATTTACTTTACCTGATACAACAACAGTCGATGATGAAGTATTAGACATAGATATATATGAAGTAGGTTTTAGAATCGGTGCATTAAATAATGATGGCACAGTTACATACACACATACAGATGAAACTACACAAGAGAATGTTTTAGAAGGGCAAAGCAACAGCAACATACAGACTATGTTTGAAGATGTAGTTTATAACATTTACGATACTTTAGATACATTTATAGATAGCTTTACAATAACAATAAATGATTGGTCTTTACTAGATGATATATCTTTTAAATACATACAACCAACAACAACTACTACAACATTACCTCCTCCTCCTGAACCAGAGCCAGAGCCTGAACCAGAGCCTGAACCTATATTTATAATTCCACCTGAAGAAGTAAAAGACATACCTATAGAGCTAGATAGTGGTGAAATCGTAGAATATTCACAAAGAGAAATAGATGATGGTACATTAGAAAGAGACCAACAGAGACAAAATAACCTAGAAATGTATGGAGTTGAGTTAACTGATGAACAACTTGAAAGAGATTATGAACAAGATGAGTTACAAATTATGGAATCAGAAATCGGAGAAGAGTTTTTTGATGATGTTGTTATACCTGAGTATGTGGAAGTTGAGCTTACAAATGAAGAGATTGAAGAGCTTGATAGAGAAATGGAAAGAGATGTTAAAAAACTTGAATATGAAGAAGATATTGAGTTCTTGGAGTTTGAATCTGAAGAAGAAATGGATGAGTACATAGACACAATTATAGAAGTAGAAGAGTATTTAGAAGAGCTTGAAGAATTTGAGTTTATAATCATAGAAGATTTTGAAGAGATAGAAATAAATATGATAGACTTTTATATAGAAACAGATTTGTTTCCACCTTCTGATGAAGATATACAAGAAGATTTAGAAGAAGTCCAGGATAAAATTAAAGAGGATAAAGAAGAAGATATAGATGATTATGATACAGAGTTTGAGGAGATAGAAGAAGATGAGTTGGATGAAATATTACCTAGAGATGACTCCGAGAGAACAGAAAAAGTTCAAGAGGAAGATGAGGTATTGGAGGAAATTGAAGAAAACTTTTTGACTGAAGAAGAATTAGAAGAAGAGGTTGCAGAACTAGAAGAGGTAATAGAAGAAATAATAGTTATTGACATACCAGAAGTTACCGAGGAAGAACTAGAAGAGTTTACTGAAGAAGAGTTAGAGGAGTATGAAGATGCTAAAGAAGAAGCCATTGAAGTATATGTGCAAGAACTCGCAACCGAAGAAGTTGTAGAGGTATTAGAAGAAGTAAATGACATAGGTGTACAAAACTTAGAACAAGTGTCAGAAGAAGTGCAAGAAGTTGTACAAGCTGTAGTAGAGGAAGCTATTGATGATATTGAAATACTTACTGAAGAACAAGTTGAGGTTGTTGCTGAAGTATTACAGGTACAGACTGAAGATGTTGAAATCATTGCAGAGGCAATACAAGAGGATGAAGTTGTTGCAGAAGCTGTAGAAGAATATGTAGAGAGAGCTGTAGAAAATGCAGATGTAGAAAATTATACCCTTGCTGATGTAGTTACAGAGGTACAATATGAATCATTCTTAGAAAATCCAATAGAAACATTTGTAGATTTAGATTTTGAAGGAGTAACAATAAGTAATATAGGAAATGATATGACACAAGACCAAAAAGAAAAAGCACAAGAGGTGGTAGTGCCAGTTATTTTGACTAGAATAGCTAGTATGGCTGCGTTTGTATTTAGGAAACAAATATGATAAATAAATTATGGAACTGGTTTGTCCAGGCAATAAAAGAAACATTAAACCTTAGTTGGACTTTAGTGGGTTTGATTATAGCCACTTTGACCTTGACTGGGAGTGCCAGGCAAATCACAGGAATAGCTACTATAATTACATTAGCTATTTGGTTACTTACAATAAGTTTTAGAGATTAACTATGGGTTATTGGGGTGACACAAAACAATGCAGTTGCGTATGCAAATGCAAGGAAGGTGGACAGAATGAAACTACAAGTAGTTAGAACACAATTAGGTAAAGACGCAACAAATGGTTTGTTGTTTATTGATGGTATTTTTGAGTGCTATACATTAGAAGACCAGTATCAAGCAGTAAAAGTTATGCACGAAACTTGTATACCAGAGGGTACATACAAAATAAAATTCAGAACAGTTGGAGGTTTTGATAAAAAATATAAGGCTAAATATCCTGAACTCCACCGAGGTATGTTGTGGATTCAAGATGTTCCAGGATTTGAATATATATTGATACACCAGGGTAACACTGATGAGCATACTTCAGGTTGCCTTATTGTCGGAGATAGTCAACAAGATTTAGATGTTAACTTTAATGGTATGGTAGGCAGTTCGGCTAATGCTTATAAAAAACTATACCCAAAAGTATCTGCACAATTATTAGCAGGTAATGAAGTAACCATAGAGTACAGCAAAATACAATTAGAGGCACAAGAACCTAATGATGTGTACGAAAAACTACAGGAGATTAGTGGAGAAATAAAGGTTTTAAAGGCTAAACTTGATGGTAGGAGTATTACATAATGTCAGATTTATTTGAAAAAAATAATAGAAAAAGAAACCAAGATGGCACATTTAAGAAGGATGTGGGGTGGACTCCTTGGAACGAAGCATGGAGTTATAAAATGAGTGAAGACCTCAAAGATATGCTTGAAAGAACTGCCTGGACCTTCATTGAAGCGTTCATTGGTGCTTTAACAGTTGCTCCTCTTGTGGGTGTAGAAGCTGAAACTATTCAGTTAGCTGCTCTTGCAGGTGGTGGTGCTGCACTAGCAGTTATCAAGACATACGCTAAAAAACAAATTACTAAGTAGTTTTTGTCACATTAACACTGTATACTATTCTTGACAGGGCAAAGGAGGTATTATGCCAAATATACCTGAAGAATGGGGTAACAACTTCTACAAGTCAGGATGGCAACCTGGACTAGAAGTCAACGAACAAACAGGGTTAGGTGAAATAACTCATGTAGGTACAGACCCAAACTATAGAAACAAATTAGATTCTATATTATTAGAGTGGGGATTCGACCCAGAACATTATGAAATAGAAGGTTCGGTTCGTGCATCTTCGTGGAATGTACAATTAAAAGGTGGAAACACAGAAACATTTTATGCTTTTAAAGGCATAGTTAGGAAGAAAAAACCTGGACATGATAAATACTTCCAGGCATTATTTAAACAAGCAAAAAGAAAACCACCAATAACTAAAAAATTTGATGTAGGTGATACTGCTTTTATGTGGTTTATGAGTGACTGGCAACTTGGTAAAAAAGATTATGGAGTTGAAAACACCATCAAAAGATATGACAGAGCTTTACAAGATGGCGTAAATAAAATAAAAGATTTGCGTAGATTAGGTGTAAACATAGATGAAATATATATGGTGGGAATGGGTGATATTACAGAAGGGTGTAGTCCTCATTACTACGAATCACAACCACATTCAGTCACTTTGTCTTTGATTGAACAATACGCATTGGCAAGGTCAATGATTATGAAAACCATAGATACATTCTTACCACATGCACCTAAATTAACTTTATGTGGTGTGCCTGGTAATCATGGTGAGATGACAAGAACATCAAAAGGTCAAGTTGCTTCATCACGATTAGATAACAGTGACACAATGCACCTACAAATATGTAGAGAAATAATGTCAGCTAATCCAGATAGATATTCTAAAGTTGAAGTTAACATACCTGAAGGGTTTCATCAGACTGTAATTATAAAAGGTAAGAAGGTTAGTTTTACTCATGGTCACATGACAGGTGGCAGTGGAAATCCAGAAAACAAAATAGAAAATTGGTGGAAGGGTCAAATGTATGGGTGGTTACCTGCAGGTGACGCAGAAATATTAGTTACTGCACACTATCACCATCTTCGTATGAAACAACAAGGTGACAGGACCTGGTTTCAATGCCCAAGTATAGACGCAAGTATAGATTTCACAGAACGAACAGGACTATGGAGTCATCCTGGTGTTTTAACTTTTACAATAAGTGATAAAGGATGGGATAATTATTATCCATTGTAAGGCATTTCTTTGTAAGGTTTTTTGTTACCTTTAAAATCTAGTTCAGGATAATATTTCATAGGTATTGTATCGTCCATCCACATATCTCTTAATTTAAGATGGTCATACCATTTTGGATTTGCATTACTATTAGAAAAATACATTACTCCTACTTTGACTTCTTTATATCGTGAACCTTTGTAAGCCATCTCTTGTATCTGGTAATAATCATCCTCTTTTAATTTGTTAGTGCCTTTTACTTCTATAAAATAAATGTAACCTGCGTCAACCAAAATATAATCAGGCAGCAATAATATTTTTGTAGCAAACCAAAATAAATCTAATTTGTTTGTCTTTGGGTCTGTTCCTATTCTTAAATAGTCTTTGTTTTCTTTGTAACCACTTGCTTTAAGATAGTTTTGCATAGCAATATCTGCCATGTCCTGTCCTCGATTGCGAGATTCGTAAGAATCCTGGTAAGAACTACCCACTAAAATGGTTTACCTGGATTGTCAGAAGTATTTTTACTTGGAAATGTTTTCATCAACAAACTTGCTATTTGTTTGACATGCCTATCTCTTTGTGCTTCTATTTCTTTAAGCATGTACTCGAAATCACCAAGACTTATTTCTGATTTAAATTTTTTACCTGTGTTTATAAATTTTATATCTATATTATAAAAATCGTTCCAACCTAAATAAAATTCACCTTCAGCGTTAGGCAGCGTAAATTTCATACCACCTCTCTCACGCTTTGTTTCTTCTTGAATCCAATTAAATAAATCTATATCTAACTTATTAAATATAATTATTAATCCATTGTACCCATAGTTATTTTTCTCAAAAGGGGAGTTCTTTTTGTTTGTCTTCTGGTTCTGCTTTTTCCAAAAGAGCATGGCACTCTTTATATTCCCAATTATATGGGTTATTTTCTTTTGTTTGTTTGTATCTTTTTCCACAATATATATTTCCTTCCATATCTCTGTAAGTAATGTTTCCTAATTTCTTACAATCGTATTCTTGTTTGCATTTTGTATCAGGTGGAGGTGGTATATCAAAATTATGATTAGGGTATCTTGCCTTAATCTTTTCAATTAATTTATCTAAGTTACCTCCACCAACTTTTTCTAAGCCCTCGTCATGAACCATCTACTAATGTCCATGGGTCAGCGTCTGTGTCTATCCAATCAAATAGATTCTTTTTGTTTGCTTTACCACTATGTAAAAAATCTTTAGCTTTTTTGACTAAATCTGTTTTACCATCATCAGTAGCTCTTGCTAGACAACCATTAAAAGTTTTTAATTGATTTTCTGTAGGTGGTTCGCCCTCCCATTTACCACTTGGAATATCATTTATTTCTTTAACATCGCCAAATACATCTTCTATTGGTGATTTTTCTTCTACTGTTGGTTTATCTTTGTTCATCATATCTTCGACTCTAGTAAGAAATGTGTCCATGTTTGAATCAGTCCATTTGTTAATGTCTTCATCAGCAATTTTGTTTTCTACTAGCTCGTAATAGACATCAGTCTTAATTTTATTTCTTGTAGATTCATCCTCAATCATACCTTCAAGAATTTTATTAAGCTGCTCACCTACATTTTTAGCAGGTTCTTTTACCATCTCATCAACTACTTTTTCCATAGCAGACTGTTCTTCTTGTGTAGGTTTTTTAACTGGTTTTTTCTCTACCTGGACCTTAGACATTTCTTCTCTACTTGGTCTTGGTTTTGTGCTGCCCTGGTAATTCCAATTAGCTAATGCACGACCAATAGAAGATGTTTCGCAGTTTTCCATCCAAGCGTCAGCATTGGCAAACCCACCCTGACCTTTGGTTTCTTGTGCTATACCAGTTGTGACTGGTTTGTCATCATTAATGTCTTTAAATATTTCTGTTCTAATTGTTACACATGTTCCATCATCTGTAATATGCACGACATTAGAATCTATTCTACCTTTTGGAAAATCCTTCCAAAATTTTTTAAGTCTGTCTTCTACTGTTTCGTAATTGTCTAAATTAAATTTAGCCATTATTCCTCCTTATATTTGTTTAGTACATCGTATATTCTTTGCCTTGTAAGATTTAAAATCTTAGCTAGGGTTATTGCAGAAAAATTATGATTATAACCATGTACAATTAATTCATCTCTTTGCTGCAATAATTTATTTATAGAATTTTGTTTTTCAATAATCTCTTTATTTATTATATGTAAACTTTTAGCTATATCTGATTCAGGTATTGTTTCTATTTCTAGTTTCACACCATTTACATAACTTATTCCATCAATAATTTGTAATATCATTTGTTGCCTCCTCATCTAGGTACACTTTTAAATCGTTCTGTTGGTGTATGTCGAGCATACCAACAACAAAATTGTATCTATCTAAATCAATAGCACCTAATCTTTGTTGTTCTTTATAAGTTTTTCTTAAAGCATAATTGTCTGCCATTACGCCTGACATAATCCAACTAAATATTATGATTCCAATAATTATGTACATCACTCTTCCTCCTTTGTTTTATCTTGTTCTTCTCTTACTTCGTTCATAACTTGCATTTGAAAATTGTAATCTACTGCAAACTGTTGTAATAGTTCATCCACCTTAACTACATTGTGCCTGTTTAGTTTAATACTAGACTGTGACACTTCTTGACCTCCACACGCATTGGCTAAAGCTATAGCCCATTTTTTTAGTTCTTTTGGTTCGCTAAATATATTAGGCATTAGCCCATCTCCCAATGTACTTCGCATCTATTACCACAATATTGTGATAATAAATTACCCTCAAAAGAATTAAAATCAGTAATGATTCTATAATCTGCATTTGATTGATAACTATATTCTGTTCCACATCCATCACAACGCCAAAACTCTATCTTGTTATAAATAGCAAATTGTTCGTTGTTAGTCGCTTGTGAATCCCATACAATATGTCTATCAAGTCTTGTATTAAGTAGTTGTGGCATTATTTTCCTCCTTGTCTTAATACAAAAATACTGCTCTCACCTATGTTGCTATCCATATCAACCCAGGTAAAAGTTAATGAGTAATTTTTGTTGCGAAACTTTAAAACCCAATAAATTAATTTAGGTATGTTGTACCACTTAATAAAAGTATCGTATGGCAATCCATAATTAATATCAGTTCTAATTATCCACCAATATTTACTTGTAATATATTCTTCTTGCATTATTCCTCCTCATCTTTTATTGGGAAGCCATGAATGTCTTCCAGTTCTTCGTCTAAGTCGTCTAACAATGGTTCATCCATAAACCAGTTAAACAATTTTTTGTGTGCCTGTGGCATACAACCCTCCTTATTTTTCTTTGTTATGCAGTTGGTTCTAGTATCAACTCAACGAGCTTTACTAAAAATATACCTGCATAATCTTTTAGTTCTCTAACTTTGCATAATGCGTCATGCTTGTTATCAAACTCCCATGTCATCGACCCACCATAGACGCTGACACTTCTAACCTGGTATATCATTTATTGACTCCCATGTAATCCATACTTTAATAATAGAACATAATCAAAACTATGTAAACCTTATTTTAATTATTCGCAATGACTCGTCCTCCCTGTTCTATTTTTAAAAAACGCATACAGTCTAATTTATAGAAAAACAAAAGGATATATTATGAGAAACAGATAAAAAAAATAGGGTGCAGGGGTCAAGAAGTGAAAATGAAAAACGCTCTTGACCAACCTACACCCTTATCTAGGGAGTGCTTAGTTCGCAGGTGTCACTATTAAATACCAGGGAAGCAGTCCTGCTGCTCCCTCGGTGTGATTCCAACCTCCATAAATATTTACATCATCTATTGCAGCCCTTCGAGTAAAAGCAGTATAGATGAATGTGTCGCCTGGTTCCAGTCCAAACTCATCTCTGTATTTATTAATGTGTGAAGCACTGGTTTGCGAATATGTATTACTCTTAACCAATACACATCTATCGCCTTTTACATAACCAACGATTGTATCGTAGCTATATAGAAGTGTTACTCCATCGCTTGTAATTGCTCGACTCATTGAGCCAGTCGAGTTTGTTCTTTGTCGTTTGCTAACTGTCTTCATATTATCCATTTAGGACCTCCTTATATTTGTTTAGTATTACTTTTATTTTGTAAGCTGAATCCCAATTCCATGACACAAATATGCCATGCTTATTTAAGACCTCAATCAGTTTTAAATAATCCTTGTGGGATTTTCCAGAATGTTGCAAATAAATATATTCGCCTGTTCTGGATTGTTCGCCATAGTCTTCATAATAGGCATCGCTCCACCTAAAATCCTGTTTGTTCTCTCTAGCTACTCTTCTAAATTCTTCCAGGTCCTGGATATTGTAAGCAACTAAATTTTCTTTGTGTGTGTCAAATTCTTTGCTTCCAAATATACAGGTGCTGCAGCAACTATATTGGACCTCTTTAGGATTCTTAGCTACCCAATTTGAATGGGTGTCTAATTCATTAAGAGCTTTGTCTAAAGCAGGAAGAAGATTTTTCTTCCTGCTATGTTTTGAATCGTCAATCTTGTTTTTAACTTTATTCTTCATTTTCTTCATACTCCTCGCTTGTAGATATATCGCCTGTTCGTGTATCTTCGTGCATGAAGTACACAACTGTCTTTTTATTTTTTTGCCATCCTTTATCGTATATATATCCCCAATCTTGATTACCGAATAATCTCATGGCAACGCTATCAAGTGCTTCTACATGGGCAGCTCGTTCGCCCTGGTATTGCAGAAGTAAAGCATTATCGTCTTCCCATTCTGTTTTACCTGGTAACAATGTAGCTGCACCTACATAACCACCGAGATTCCCAACTTCTTCAGGAGTCTGCTCTGCTTCTTTTATTTCATATTTATCTTCGTTGACATCCATATTGACGCCAGTCAAATGACGAGTGGCAAATATAATTTCATCTAGTTTCTCTTTAGAATCAACCTGCAACAATCTGCCAGTATCTTTATTTGTTATCGTGTATTTCATTTTCTACCCTCCTAGGTATTTGTTTGTAATATCTACATTACACTATCTAGGATTTAATCAAGGTATTTCTTTTATTTTTTTTATGAGTCAAGATTATTGTGTTGAATTATTTAAACCTGGCATCCCTCTGCAGTTATTTATAAAAAAGGTACAGG